CTCACAGTAATATAGAGAAGTCTAAATTGCACGGAAAGTTACCTTTTCCGTATAATAAGATAACAACTATACCAGCCAAACTTCATAAATTTCAGAATGATGATGGAGAATGGTTGGATCCTGCGGAGATATCTTTAAAAGCTTATAAAAGATCTCCAGGATGCATTCCCTATGAATATATAGAGAATGCTGCATTTAGTTATGAGCAACAGATTCGTAATGCATCTGCCTCCTACAAACATCCTCGAGATGTTATAGGTATTAGGGAAGCATTACATCATTTCAGAGATGTTAAACCCATTGCTAGTTCTACTAGTCCTGGACATCCAATGAATGTACCAAAATATCTTAATTTAAAGAAGTTATATTATAAATCTTTAGAATTAGGAAAAGATGAAGAAGCTGAAGGTTACTTTCAATGCATAGCTACAGAAGTTGATCGCGTGCTTGAGCTTTATAAATCTTATATACGACCATTCTTTATGTATACAGATAATAATAAGGATGAGGTGAGAAAGAAAGAGAAGGCTTTGAAAGGTCTAACTCGTCTTTTCTCTGGTAGTCCATTTATTATGTTGATTATTTTTCGTATGTATTTTGGTGCCTTTATGGATATGTTTTTCGGCGCTAATATTGATATTGGTTCAGCTATTGGTGTTAATCCATATTCAATGGATTGGGATCGTATAGCAAGACGTTTACAAAAATTTGGTAAGCGTTTTGGTGAATGGTTAGTAGGTGCAGGCGATTTTGCGTTCTTCGATGGACACGAACAAGCTTGTATTCTTCAACCCATTTGCGGTATCATTATTAATTGGTACGGAGGGGGCATGAGAAGTATTGATAACAAAATACGTTATTTCTTGTGGGCTGAAATATCCAATTCTAGACACGCCTTTAGGGGTTTGTTCTATGATTGGTTTAGTTCTATGCCTAGTGGTAACCCTTTGACTGCTATTATTAACACTATGTATAATAATATGGTTTTTAGGATTGCTTTTCAATTTGCTGGACAAGATATTGATGATTTTAATGAAGATGTATACTTAGTTGCTTTAGGCGACGATGTATTATTTTCTGTTTCAGAGTATTTAAATGATATTTTTAATGAACTAACTATGC